AATCTATAGAAAGTCTATTAATTCAATTTAATCTACTACTAATATTACTACTAATTTTCTACTTAATCTATAGAAAGTCTATTAATTCAATTTAATCTACTACTAATATTACTACTAATTTTCTACTTAATCTATTAATTCAATTTAATCTTAAGTTTTCTTTCAAATTAAGGGAAAGAGCGCAGAAGCGCGTAAAAGAGAAGAATTTCATTCAAATTAAGGGAAAGAGCGCAAAAGCGCGTAAATAATATTTATAATATTTATAATACTAGTGTTTTTGTTATAGGATATAAATTTCATATAGGATATAACTAATTTTATTGCTATAATATTACATATAATCTAGATCTAAAATTATTTGATTTATAAATTCACTTTTTACTGTAAAAGTCGGTGCATTATAATATTAGAATCAAAATTATACATATATAACTAGTTATAAATAACTTTTTTTAAAATTGAGGGAGAAAAGACTTGCTTTTGTTACTAGATTATTATAGAATAGTATTTGAAAATGACGAGTTATTTATGAAATTTTCAAATCTATATTTGTCTTAATAGGATATTTTACAGATCTTAAACAATATATATATGATAAAGTATAAAACAACATTGTAAACAGGAGAATTGCTATGATTTATTCGCGGTATGATTATAATTGGATTACTGATAATAATATTCTTGCCGTTATATCCTATAACTTAGATTTTGATGTAATTCGAATACATTTTTTTTATTTAAATCCAAATGATGAGATTATTTCACTGAAGAAATTACATAAGGTTTGCAGCACTTATTTGTATATGGAGCATCGAGAAGAGCTGTATAATATGATTATATCTAATAAACCCGCCGTTATGCGTATAAGAGAAAGGAAGTCCTCTAATTCAGATTATAAGCCTGATAAAACTAATTTTAAATTACAAGATAATGTATTAACAATAAATTGTGCAAATATTAGTTTTAATATTAAAGATTTTCATTTAACTAACTTTGCTAACTTCTTAAAATTAACTATTTCAGAAGAAATAATTAAGTCTAATATATTAAAGAAAGAGAAAGAGAAAGCAAATGAGGTGTGATACAAATATTGAATCGTGCAAAATACACGGAGAAATAAATTACGAGCTATCTAGAATTTGTGAGAGATTAGAGAAAATTGAAGCTAGTAATCAACAAGTTAAAACTTTAATGGGTTCTATTAAATTAACTTTTAATATGATTAAATATTCAGCAACTACTTTAGCAGCATTATTTTCAATTTATTATACAGTAGGATAGAAATAAGAAAATGGAATTAGATGTAGAATTAGAAGAATTTTTAAAGAATAATAGAAATGTAGTTTTTGATAATTTAATTAAGAAATGCCAGAATGGTGATACTCAAGCTTTAAAGTTATTATATAATGAAATTAAAGATTTATCAGCTAAAATTAAAAAAAGAAATACTAAATTAACAACTTCACAAATAGTTAAAAGTTATATTACTGGTAATGAATAAGCTATATAACTATCAAAAAGAATTTATATTAGATAAGTCTCGCTTTAAATTAGGTTGCTTTAGTAGACAAACTGGAAAAACATTTTCAACTTGTCTTGATATTATAGATGATATAGCAGAGATTGAAACTAATGGTGGCTCAACAAATTGGGTTATATTATCTTCTGGAATGAGACAAGCAAAAGAAAGCATTAACCAAGGAATTCGTAAGCATTTGCATGAATTACAATTCGATTTTAATATGCATGAAGATACTTGGTTAGATGATAGTGAATATTCGTTATTAGAGATTAGATTTCCAAATGGCTCTAAGATTACTGCTTTACCAGCTAACCCAAGCACAGCTAGAGGCTTTAGTGCTAATGTTTATTTAGATGAATTTGCATTTCACAAAGATAGTAATGAGATATGGTCTGCTCTATTTCCATGTATTAGTAATGGAAAAAGAATAGTTATAACTTCAACACCTAATGGTAAGAATAATAAATTTTATGATATTTTCACTTCTAAAACAAATATTTGGTCTAAGCATGTAATAGATATATATGAAGCAGTTAATCAAGGATTAAATAGGAATATAGAAGAATTAAGATTAGCATTAGACGATGATCTTATTTGGCGCCGAGAATACTTATTATCATTTGACGATCAAGAGAATTCCTACATTTCGCAAGATTTAATATATAGTAATATTTCAAATGATAATATAGATTATAATTATAAAAACGTATATATAGGTATAGATATTGCAACTAGTATAGACAAATTCAGTATTTTCGCGGTAAGTCCAGACATGGATGGTAATTTACGAGTTATAGATTCAGAAACAACAGCTAACACGACATTTTATCAGCAAGACAAGATATTAGAAAGATATTTAAATAAATATTCAGTGAGAAAAGTATTGATCGATAGCACAGGGATTGGAGCTAGATCTTTAGAAGAATACAAGCAACGATATGGTTCGCTAGTAGAAGGAATGCATTTTACTATTAACTCTAAATTAGAATTATTTTCAACAGCTAAGAAATACTTTGAGAATAATAAGATTAAAATTCCTAAAGATAATAATTTAATTAAGGGATTAACAAGTATTAAACGGATTTTTAATGCATCAGGACAACAGATTTTTAATTTAGATAGAAATAGTAATGGCCATAGTGATAATGTCGTTGCTTTATTTTTAGCTATATTATCTTATGATAGGAACAAGAATAATTATAATAAGCATAATTGGGGGATAATTATTTGAAGATTAAGATTTTCAAATCAGGCGATCACACCAGCTCTAATGGAATATTTATGAGCTTTACTGAAGATATTATACAGAAGATTGTAAATAGTTATAATGTATCAGTGCATGAAGCACCGATAGTAATAGGTCATCCAAAGATTGATGATCCAGCTTATGGTTGGGTTAGTTCTCTATCAACAAATGATTTTGGTGAAATTGAAGCAGAAATCGATCAAGTTGAACCGGCTTTCGCAGAATTAGTAAATGCAGGAAGATTTAAAAAAGTTAGTGCTTCTTTCTATAATCCAGATAGTGAAATAAATCCAGTTAAAGGAACTTATTATCTTAGGCATGTTGGCTTTTTAGGAGCTACTCCACCAGCTATTAAGGGATTAGGTAATGTTAGTTTCAATGAGACGGAAGATTTAATTCAGTTAGAAATGGAACTAGATTATAATGAGAAAAAAGAAGAGCTTATTGCCGAATATACAGAAAAACCAGATGATAGATTCCGCAGATTGTTAAGAGAAACAGTAAAAGATAAGATTAATACTATTATTAAATCAGGCGTGCCATTAGGCGATGTCGATGAATTAGTAGACTTTTGCGATAGTTTAGTAAATACTAGTGATTTTAGTGAGAGTAAGATTAATTGGTTTTTTGCGTTTCTATCTAGATTACCAAAAATGGTAAATTTCAGTGAATTAACAAAAGACGATGTGCAAACTTTCAAAGAAGTTAAAAAGCAGTTAACTACTCATCAACTAGCGCAACTAGCTAGAGATAAAGCATTAAATGATAAGATTAGTTTTACAGAAGCAGTTAAATTTTATATGTAGGAGATATAATTATGTCAAATGTTGTTTATCCATTCATTACAAATGAAAATATTGGAGCTAATGCTATTGTTACGCGCGTTAATGGAATCGAGCCACTATTATCTTTAGCTATTTCAAATACAGAAGAAATTACTTTAGTAGGCGTTAATGGAGATATATCAAATGTTGCAGGTGATGTTGCAGATATTACTATTGGTGGTATCGGCAAAGTTAAGCTTGCTGGTACTGTTAAGTTTGGTGATTTAGTTACTTGTAATACTGCAGGATTAGGTGTTAAGGCATCACCAAATACTGTTGGATTAGTTCAGACTGTTGGTGTCGCTCTAATGGGTGGTGTTTCAGGTGATATTGTAGATATTAACGTTGTGCCTTCTCGTTTAGAAAAAATTTAATAGGAGTATAAATATATGTCAGCTACAGGAACCCCTTTTCAAGTAAGACCAGATCTAACTGCTATTTCTATTGCATTTAAAAATCAAAGATTGATTGCAGATAAAGTATTGCCTAAGGTACCAGTTAACTCTCGTTCATTTGAATATTCAGTAGACGATTACGGTGCACAGTTCACTATTCCAGATAGTTATGTTGGTAGAACTTCTCGAACTAATGATGTTTTTTCAAATACTACAACTAGTACAGGCATTATTCAAGATTATGCGCTACAAAGAGTTGTTCCAGTTTACGATATTGAAACAACGGATATCGATATCTTAGGTAAGGCAACTGAACAAGTAAGTAATTTATTAGCATTAGATTATGAGAAAAGAGTAGCAGATATTGTATTTAATTCAAATAATTATGCAGGAACTACAGGTCTATCTTCAACTACTTGTTGGGATAATGCTGCTAGTGATCCTATTAAAGCGATTAGTGATGCTCTAGATAGTTTAGTTATGCGCCCAAATGTGATGGTAATCGGAAGAGAAGCATTTTCAGCATTATCTAGGAATGCAAAGATAGTAGCAGCTGCTAATCGTAATAGTGGTGCTTATGGAATTGCCGAAGTTGGATTTTTACAGGAATTGTTTGGATTAGAAGAAATTTTAATTGGTGAAAGTTTTGTTAATGGATCAAAGAGAGGTAATACTACTTCTCTATCTCGCTGCTGGGGTGATAGTTGTGCGTTAATTTACAAAGATATGTTAATGGATGCAGATTATGTCACTTCATTTGGATTTACAGCTGAATTAGGAAGTCGTGAAGCCTCTCTATTTTTCGATTATAATCAAGGTCGTAAGGGTAGCTATATTGTTCGTGTCGGCGAATCAGTACAAGAGGTAATTGCTAGTAATAAGTTAGGATATTTATTTACTAACTGTGTTGCCTAAATATGAGTAATTATATTACAGCTTTATCGTTAACTAATATTTTCGGTAAAGATGAAGTCGCTTCTTGGTCTTCGCAAGATAATGTATCAGTTTGTAGTGGTAATTCTTTTATAATTGCTTGTAGTGATGATCCAGATTTTGGTGAGAATAATGATGAGGAAACTATAGCTTTAGAAGCAGTATCTCGTTGTAATTTATGTATTAACTATGCTTCAATTGAAATAGATAATATATTAAATAATATTTATGATTTGCCGTTAGAGCAAACAGTAATTGATAATTCTATTCTTCCTATTATTTGTGCTCATATTACTAGATATCATTTATGTGATACAAATATTACGAAAGATATTGCAGATAAAGCTATTTGGGCTAGAAAGCAACTAAGAGAAATAGCTCTAGGGGTGATTGTAATTACAAAAAATATCGCCGTTCCAGCTTTAAAAAGTAATTATAATCATTTCGAAAAGTTTATAATTTATTAAAATAAGGAATAATTATGTCAGAATTATATTATATTGGTTGTGGAAAAATTTATTGTAAGAAATATGGAACAGCCGAACCTTATACTTATATCGCTAACTCAGAAGCTTTAACTCTATCTATTACAGAGAGTGAGCAAGTTTTAAAAGATTACGATTCTTGTGGTGGTGGCAACGTTCAAAAGATTACTAGAATTGATAAAGTAGAAGTAAACTTCACATTTAGCGATTTACAGCCTAAGAATTTAGCTATGGCTGTTTTTGGAACTTATAGTGAGGTTAATGCAGCAACGATTTCAACTACGTCGACTTATACAGTTTATAAAGATTCTTTAGTACCTCTAACTCATATTGATCCCGCTTCAGTAGTAATTACAGACGGTGCAACAACTACGTTTTCATCTACTTCAGATTATTCGCTATCTGGTGCAGGTATTATCATTCCAGCAACTTCATCTATAGGCGATGGTAGCACTATTTCATTAACTAGTTATTCTCATCCAGCTTATTACGATATTGAGCCGTTAACTGAGGGTAGTAACGAATATTCATTAATTTTTGATGGTGTTAACCTCGCAAATAGCCATAAAACTAGAGTAGTGACGCTTTATAAAGTAAGATTAGGAGCGCTTAAAGAATTAGCATTAAAGGGAGAGGATTATCAAAAACTCGCTCTAACTGGTGAAGTGCTCAAAGATACTACGATTACTGCATCTAATAAGTCTAAATATTTCAAAGATACTATGGTTGTGTAATTAAATAATTATTTAGGTGCATTTATTATTTTAAGTGCACCTATTTTAAAAAGGATAAAAAATGAAAACAGAAATAGCCGGAATTTCATTCGATGTTAAAGAGTTAAGCGTCGAAGATATTATACAAATGCTCGATAGAAAGACTGAAGTTAATTTGACAAATTTCATTATTAGTAAAGCGCTTGATCCTATAGGATTGGACGGATTACTTACGATTACAAATTTAACAATAGATCAATTAAAGGATTTAACACCTAGCCAACTAAAAGAAATAGCAAATATTTGTAAGGAATTAAATAAAGATTTTTTTATGGAGATACTACCAGCAATACGAGAGGTAGTTCAGAACTCGAAAGTAGAGTAATCGAGAAAACAGCTCTTTTACTCGAATTAAAAGGATTTAATAATGTCTTTAACTGGACTTGGAGACGTTTTAATTTAGCTTTAAATTTAGTAAAGGAGAATAATGCAAAATAATGATATTACCATTAGAATAAATGCAAATTCTAGTAATGCAAGACGAGAAATTCAACTATTAAATAATTCGCTAACTAATTTAAATAGGATATTAGCAGCATCAGCAGCCGCATCAACAAGAAGTTTAAGTGGTATTAGATTAAATAGAGGATTATTTACAGACTTTTCAAATTTAAATAATGCTATAATAAGAAGTAATCAGTCAGCACAATTATTATTAAGAAATTTACGCGCTTTGTCGTCGACTGGTGGTCGCAGCATTCCTGTTGAATTTTCAGTATTATTTTCACGAATGAATGGATGCATCAGATTATGCGGTGGAGGTGGCGGTGGTGGTGGAGGTGGTGGTGATAGAGGTTCTGGTGGTGGTGATCTTAGTAATTTCGCTGCAATAGCAGGTATCGGTGCATCTATTAGTACTGCTATATCAGCAGCATTTCAAAAAGCTTATGAAAATACGCTATCAGACAGATTATTAGTTACTGCAACAGGCGATAAGACCATAGCTTCGATAGAGAAAAAATATATTGAAGGTTTAGCAGATAAATACGGTCAAGATGTTAATACATTAAAATCACAATTCGCTAAGTTTCAAATAGGTGCGAGAGATACTGAATTACAAGGAATTGGTGGTAGAAAAGTATTTGAAGCTTTTATTAAGACAGGCATATCAGCAGGCTTAACTAATGAAGAAATAAAACGAGTATTTACAGCTATTGGACAGATGATTTCTAAAGGTATAGTAAGTTCGGAAGAGTTAAAAAACCAATTAGCAGATTCGCTACCGGGTACATTAAAAGCATCAGCAGATGCGCTAAATATCACAGTTCCAGAGCTAATGAAAAAATTAGAAAAAGGCGAAGTTGAGTCTATAAGCTTTTTAAAGAAATTAGCTTCAGTTTTAGATAAGAATTTCAATGTTGGATCTCAAGAAGCTAGTAAAGATAATATTTCAGATATTAACAGGTTTTTAAATAAATTTAATCAGAATATAGCAATTCCAGTAGGCGAATTAGCTCTATCTGCAGCATCTAGTGCTTCAAAATTTGGTACATCTATTTTAGATTCGCCATCGTATACTTCAGGAATATTAACTTCATTAGGCTTCCAAGCTTTAATACCAGCGGTGATGAATATTTTAAATAAATTCACTCCAGGCGCTATACCAACTTCGTGGATGAGAGCTGGTCCTCTTGGCGCTATTGGAGCAGCTTCTCTAGGGACATTATACGCTACTAGTGATAAAAGAAGTGAAAATTTATATAATATTAAAGATGATGAAACATTTAAAAAAGAATTATTAACTAAAAAATTAGATAATTACGCTTTTATAGGTCAAGCATTAGCTACTGCTGCATCTATATTTGTTCCAGGTGGTTTATTAGCTAAGTTTTTATTTTCAACATTAGGTGGATTTATAGCAGGCAATATCGGCCGCGCTATTGGTGGTGAAACTCTCGATGAAAGTGATTTTCAGGAAGATATTAAGAAAAGAGAAGAAATACAAGCTATTAGACGATTAGATGAAGATAAAACAATAGCTATTCAACGAGCTATACAAGTGAAAAGCTTCTATAAGAAAATCGAAGATGCAGATTCAATGCTTCAAAAGATAAAAGAATCAGCTATCGAAAATAAAGCCGATAATAATAAAGAATTAGAGAAAACAAAAAATAAACTAATTCAAAGTAAGCAAGATTCAGATTTAGATTTAAGCGATAAAGAGCAAAAATTACGCTATAGAATTAGCAAAGATCGAGTTGTGACTAATGAAGAAGCCGATGAATACGCTCGTGAATTAGATGCAATTAAAAGAGATAGGATTCAAAAAGAAGAAGAGTTTATAATTAGTCTTAATGAGATAAATGCAAAAATTAAAGATATCGGTTATTCAAAAACTGATAAAGCAGATATTAAGAAAGCTGAAAATATTAAAAAATTAGCTGAAGAATCATTAAGTAAATTTACTGAAGAAGATCTAATTAAATATAAGCGCGTTCAAGAAGTAGTAGACTCGATTAAATCTAGTGAATCCCTATTAGCTGATGAAAATTTCACCGATATTCAAAAAAGAGAATCTGTTGCTAATAGATTAAGCGCAGCAAGATCTGAGTTAGATAGTTTAAGCCAAGGTGAAGCAGAAAGACTGCGTCAAAGTACTCAAAATGAGAATTTATCTAATATTGAAAGTAGTTTTAATAAGCTATCAGGCGATCAAGCAATTCTAAATAATAATTTAAATGAGATAGTGAATAAATCTGAAATTATCAGTAATAATTTAACTGAGCCTATTGTGATGGATATAAATCAAGATCAACTCAACCAGGCATTAGAAAAAAGTGATACGATAAGAAAAAATTTAGAAATTATAGTGAGAAATAGTGATGCTGAAAGTGAGGGTACAACAGATAATAGGCAATTACGATTTGCTAAAGGTGGATTAGTACCAGGATTTGGTGGTGGTGATATAGTTTCAGCGCTATTAGAACCAGGCGAATTTGTAGTGAATAAGAATAGGGCAAGAATGTTTAAACCGCTATTATCAGCTATTAATACTGCGCCGTTAGAATCTATAAATGCAAGTAATGCAACTAGTAATCATCAATTAGTTAAATTAGATTTATCTATAAATAATGGTACTACGCTTTCAGTGCATACTAGGAAAGATTCGGTTAGAGACTGGTTAAATTCGAATAAAGAATATAGCAGAGGGAAAATTTATGTCTAGAACCTTAGGCAATATAACTTTGCCGTTATCAATAGATTGGTCAAATAGATATAATTGGACGCCTATAACCAGAACTATAGATAGAACAGTTAGCGGCGTTTTAATAGTATGGGATCAGTCGTTAACTAATGGAAAGCCTATTACATTATCTGGTAATATCGATAGTGGCTGGTTTTCAACTGAACAAGTTAATCAATTAAAACAAATGGCTGCTAGCTTAGAATCTGTATATACATTTATATGGGATGATGAAACATATCAAGTAGTTTTTGATTTTACAAATGGTCAGCCTATAACGATGCAAGCAGTATTAAGAGGCCATCCATACTGGTATGGCTCTATAAATTTATTACAGGTGGCATGATCTAATGACAATCATTTCAAGTGAAATTAAATTATATAAACCAACAAATAATAATGATTTTAGTTATAATGGCGGTAGAATTTCTTCAATACCTATTACTAATTCAATATTTCCAAATGCACAAAACTCAGAGCGTATATCCGGTTCAATTAAATATAGAAAGATATTTTATAAAGTTGATAATGCAGATAATTTAACTTTAGCTAATAGTAAATTTTTTATATTAACTAACACTGAAGGTGACGACGATATAACTGCTTTTGTAGGTGATTTCAGAGATACTCAAGCTAATATAGGAAATCCGCGATTATATGGATGCGCTAAATTAGCTAGTAATCTAAATCCCGGTAGTTCTACTATTACGGTTATTCAAGAAAACACTAACACATTATTTGTTAATAATGATATTGCTATTTTAACAAATAAAACAAATTTAACCGATGAAGATGGCAATTATGAATTATTTTATATAAATAATGTAGTTAAAAACCAGAATACTGTTACTTTAACTATTGATAATGATACGAATACATTCGGCTATTTACAAAACGATAGATTAGCTTCAGTTATTGATTTAGGCGAGATAAAAACTGTTGCTAATAATTTAAATAATACATCTATTAACGGTGTTTTTAATATAGATGATTTAATTTTAAATAATATTGGTGCAATTGATCAAGATATTTCATTAGAATTTGTTTCACCTACTAGTTTTAATATATTTAGCGATTTATTAGGGTTATTAGGTACAGGGACGGTGTCGACAGATTTTTCAGTAGAGAATCCTAATTTTCCAGGTTATAACTATTTTGAGATTCCAGCTAGTTGCTTTAGTGGTAATTATTTAGCTTTAGATTTAGTTAGCTTTACTATTAGTCCAGCAGCTAAAGGTATATGGTTAAAGAGAAATATTCCAGCTAATTGTGGGGTTAAAGAGAATAACACATTTATAACTGGTTTAATAGGAGAAAGTGATTGATTACTAGTGTTGTGTCAGCTCAAGAATTAACAGTGCGAGCACCAACTAAAAAAATATCGAATTTTAAATTAGCTATCGATAGGGATTATGAGAATATACCTTGTAAAGTAGATAAGGGTGAAATTTCAGGTGATCAAAAGAGTTGGGAGCCGCCAACTGAAAAATTAAAAGTATTGGAAAAAGGAAAATTTCAAGTTAAAGTTTATTGCTCTTCAGATAGCGTTATGGGTGGATTAATAGTGCTAGTTGATGGTCTTACGGAGTGCTCTAGAGTAGATTCAAGATTAGAGGAAATTACAGAAACGATTGAATTTAGTGGAGATAGTAACAGATCAGTGTCTTATGCTTTCGGTGAACAACCGCTCGAAATATCGATAGAGGGAGCGACAATATTCTATAATGATAGTGGTGTTATCGTTGAACAGCCATACTGGGATTCTACTGTTAAAAGATTCAGGTCTACTGGTAAAATATATGGAAAATTATTAGTAAAATATAATTGTAATACAGAAATTTATTCAGTTGAATATGGAAACGGGTCAGAAATATTATCTGAAACAGCTTTTCAACGAATTAAAGATGTATGGTCATCTGAAGATCCAAAAGAAAATGTAATGTATCCACCTGTAATAGTAATAGCGAAAAATAGTAGTTTTTATGCCGCTATTGAAGAAGAAAGATTGTTTTCGCCGCACACTCTCTCTCCTAGAGCGATAAGAAGACTTGAATTAAATAGCGATGATGAGAAAAAATATTATATCAAGTATAAAGCATGGTTTGAAGAGAATCACACTTCAGATAGCGAGGATTATGCCGTTATTATCGGAACTAGAGAGTATACTGAAGTTGATGAAAAGACAGGTAAAAAGACAACAAGAACAGTTAAATACGACCATATTTCTGAAGATGATATAATAGCAGATTACTTAACAATAGATGAATTATAATGATGACAATAACCGCGCCGTTAGACACTTATATCAAAAAAGTACCTCGTAGAGAAGGTGAATATCTAGTATTTAGATTTATGTCGCATGTCTATTCAGCAATTCATAGACCTGAATTATATCCAGGTTCACCACCACTAATGAATCCATATATTAGATATGCTTCTATTATTAGACCTATGGTAATATTCGAGTTATCTAAATCAAAATGCTTAATACCTATAAGAAAATTTAATTTAAAAAATGTTAATAATGTATCTGAATTAGATGGCTATTATACTCTTATAGATAACTTAATACCTTGGATAAATACAAATCAAGATTATGTATTATTCAACTTAACAGCAGAAGACTACGCAACTTATCCGACATTAGCTAATACTAATACTTATGCGAATTATCATGGAATTTACGAGCAAGAAGTTAATAATAAAATAATTAAATATAGATATTTTGCAAATAATAAAGCAATTGGAAACGATTTAAATTTTTGGAATGAGACTTTCAGAATAGATCGTTGGTATGAATATCCGATTAACACATTACCAGAATATCAAGAAAAATATCCAGATAGCTATTATCCGCCTTCAGTTATAGATGAACAGCATAAAGCCACTTGGACAGATATAGCAAATAAGATGAAAAATATGTTTATTCATAATCGTTGTCACTTAATTAAAACTAAATTAAATGAAAATGGTAATTTAGCAGCTATAATAGGAAGCGGCTGGAATACTACAACTCAACAGGCTAAAATTGAAGTGATGGATAGTCAACGATCTTGGAATGAGCAAGAGATATTATCTAGGGGTCGACTTAATGCAGAACAAATAGATAATTATTATATGATTGCTAAAGATATAGCAACTCAGCAAATAATTAAAGCAGGTTTATATTTCGACGAAGATAGCAGCTATATACGCGCATCTTCAAGCACTCCTACTGGTGTTTATAATGGTGCTAAACCAGTGCCGACGAATTTATATCACGGCGATCCTTGGATAGATAATAATTTAATTTAGGAGTATTTTAATGCCGATTTCAAATAGTGATATTAAATGGTTTAAGAGTGAGCTTATAAGTGATACTAGCGCCGCTCAAAACGGTGGCTATATGAGTAATAATGAGATTATTTCAAATACTAAGAATAATGTTTGGCCCGATGTTACTCAAGCAGAGAGATTAGCAGGTTCAACTAAATATAGAAAAAATTTTATAAAGATAAATTCTGATCCGTCTATTGATTTATTAAATACAAAAATATTTATCGATGCACCTTCAATAGGTGATGATTTTTTAGTATTGCAGTATGATAGTAATGTAGTAACCGCTCAAGTTAATGATCAAACAGATTTAACAGGATTTCGTCATTATGGTATTGGTGCGCTAAAGACTAGTGCTAGCATCGGTGGGACAACGATTACAGTTACGGTTGAAAATAGTAATGCTGTTGCTCTATCTCCATTTGATGATGATGATTTATTATGGATTAGTAATCAGGCAAGTGTCGCTGATGATGGAGATTTCGAATATATTACAGCCGATACTGTAACTTATAGTGGTAGTGATGCGATTATTACGTTGACTAGTGGATTAGCAAATGATTGGACTGTTGGTGATACACCTATTAAAGTGTCTTCAGTAATAGATGTTGGAACGGTTAAAGCGAGCTATGAAGAGTGCTTTGTTACATCAACTGCAGGTGTTTTCGATCATGCGAATGGAATAGTGCTTAATGGAACAGGCGCTATCGAGCAATTATGGGCTTTAGTATTTACTAGTGCAACTGCTTTTAATTTAAGTGGAACAACATTAGGTAATAATATAGCTACTGGCAGCATTAGTACAGATTATACTTATACAAATACAGCTTTTAATAAGCCTTATTTTAAATTATTAGCTAGTGCATTTACAGGAACTTTTGCTATTAATGATGTTATTATTTTCACTACGCATCCAGCTTCAGTGCCTTACTGGGAAAAAAGAATAATTCCAGCTAATTCAAATAGTATAGCTAATACAGGTTCTAGAGTCGCTATTACAGGCGAGAGTGCATAATGACGGTTACAACACGAATTTATTATTCGACTGACAGTAGTGCACCAGTATTAAGCGGAACAACCGGTTCTTTAATTACGCTATTAGATGCAGTATTAGTAAACGGATATGGAAGCAGGCAAGCAGCCGGTTGGACTAAGCCTTATAGCGATGCAGGTGCTTATAAAGCAGTGTTTAGGCAAGGTGGTGGCAATCAGAAATATTTAAGAATAAGAGATGATGGTGTTTTGCCAAATGTTAGGCATGCTGATTGCAGATTTTTTAAAACTATGAGCGATGTTGATACTGGAACCGGTCAATTCCCGTCAACTTCATTAACTAATCATAATATTAGTAAGAGTTATACAGCAGATTCAACAGCTAGACCTTGGATTATTATTGCTACTGACCGCTCTTTCTATATTTGGGTTCAACTAAATACTGCAAATACAGATATTTTATTTTTTTTAGGTGATATTACAAATATTTACGAGCGATGCAAATTAACTATTGCGTGTTGTAGTATTTATAATAATACTACACCAGTTGGTACTAATAGCTTTTTAACTGAATTAAGTAATGGATTTACTCCAGATCAAACATTTGGATATTCTTATGATGAATTTTATAAAACATCTATTTATATAAATAAATTTGGAAATTATAATTATAGTAAAGGGGCAACTTGTTTTGGTGGTGCAGGTCAGACATATCCTAATCCAGGCGATAGCAAATTACATATGGGTAGAATAGGCGTTCAAACTGCTAATGATGGATTAGCAGGTTATTTACCTGGATTATGGAATCCTTATCATTTAAAGCCATTAGCTCACGGAGATACGTTTTCAGCTATTGATAAGCAATTCATAGTGCTTAACTGCGAAGCTGGAGCAGGACAGTGTTTTATTGAATTATCAAATACGTGGTATTAGGAGAATTTTATGACGGTTACAACACGAATTTATTATTCGACTGACGATAGTGCACCAGTATTAAGCGGAACAGCCGGTTCTTTAATTACGCTATTAGATGCAGTATTAGTAAACGGATATGGAAGCAGGCAAGCAGCCGGTTGGACTAAGCCTTATAGCGATGCTGGAACTTATAAAGCAGTATATCGTCAAGGTGGTGGAAATCAACGATATTTAAGAATACTCGATGATGCCGCATCTTTAACAGCGTTAACTGGAAAAGCAGCAGACGCTCGATGTTATCTAACTATGAGCGATGTTGATACTGGAACCGGTCAGTTTCCAACTGGAGCATTATCTGGTTATACAACTTATTGCGCTAAGAGTTCTACAGCAGATTCAACAGTTAGACCTTGGATTATTATTGCTACTGACCGCTCTTTCTATATTTGGATTGATACTAATAGCTCTAGTTACAGATCATTACAATTTTTTGGTGATATTATTAGTATAAATCCTAGCGATACTTATAATACATATTGGGGATTTGCAGATGGAAATACTGGTTCACCAAATGGTTCTCAATCAGCTTTAACAGTATTAGATTCAGGATATACACCAGCAGCAGCATTTGGATTAATTGCAAATTCGATCGATGGAACTACAGGACCAGCTTTTGTTAGTAAATTTGGAAATTATAATTATAGTAAGCAAGCAGCTGCATTAGGTAGTGCAGGTCAGATATATCCTAATCCAGCCGATAATTGTTTACATATGGGTAGAGTATTTATTCAAACTACAGCCGATGGTATTAGAGGTAGAATACCTGGATTATGGAATCCTTATCATTTAAAGCCATTAGTTCACAGAATGATTTTTTCAGGTAATGGTGCATTATCAAATAGGCAATTTATTGCTTTAGACTGCGAAGGTGGATCAGGACAGTGCTTTATCGAATTATCAAATACGTGGTATTAGAATATGGCAGATTTAGGAACAATTTCAGTTGCAGTAATAGAAGACAATTATTTATTTAGTTTTCAGCCAAAATTAAAAGTAGTGGATAGTTTTGATTTTTTAGAGAGTAATACTATAAAATTTGATGAATTTCAAGAAACCAAGCAGTTAAGTGGTCTTGTAAAGGTCAACAACGCAAATTCTGCTAGAATAGTACGAGTACACGATCGAAATACAGGCTTTGTCGTCGCTAATATCACATCAGCAGAAGATGGAACATTTAATTTAAATAATTATGACGATATTACAAAATATTATATCGTTGCACTACCATTATTAGAAGATGATGCTAATGCTGTAATTGTTGATAGAATAACAGGAGGCTAATATGCCTTATAATCCATCTATTGGTACTGATATTGAATTATTCATTTCATCTAGTGATTATACACCTGCTATTGGTACTGCTATTGAATTATTTATTGGTGGTAATGTTTTATTAAATAAATCGAATAAAGAAAATTATAGTATATCTATATCTAAAAGTAATCTTAATAAATTCGATATTATCACTACTTCTGCTAATAAATCTAGTATTCGTGAGAAATTCAGTATATCTATTTCTAAATCTAATAGCGAAATTTATAATATAATAAATCTTGCCGTTAAATCTAATCTTAATGTTTTTGATATTATATCTACAATAGCTAATAAATCTAGTATTCGTGAGAAATTTAATATATCTGTATCTAAATCTAATAGCGAAAGTTATAGCGTACTAACACCTGCCGTTAAATCTAATCTTAATAAATTCGATATTTTAATTACATTTCCTAATAAAGCAAGTTTAAAGCATAAGTTTTCTATAGTAATATCGCAATCTAAAAAGAATAAATTTAATTTAGATAAAGAAATAATCGGTAAGAGCATTCAAGAGAAATTTAATTATTTTGATTTAAATCGGTTTTCAAATGCATTATTTAATAATATTTCTTATGACGTATTAGATGGAGTTGTAATAAATAAATCAACTAATTTTAAGTGTAATTTAAATGAGTCTATCGAATTATCAAGCTCTTTTATTCACCATATATTAGATAACGATATTATACAGAATTATAATAGCTTTAAATACGCTATTAAATCAATAGGGATTAGATTTATTATAGATGAAAGCGATTTATAAATGAGAAGTAATGTTTATGTAACAAAGGCAGGACGCACTATTCAAATGATCGATATTATCATTCAGACGGATATCGATATGTACGCTTGGAAGTTTTCAGGTAGATTAACTTCTTTTGATGATTATTTTTCTTTAGAAATAGAAGATAGAATAATTTTAACTGTTTACGGAACTAGCTATAATTTAGTTATTGATAGTTTAGAATTTTCAAAAGATAATATTGAAGCACCTATATTAAATATGACCGCTATATCTCCTTCGATATATTATCACGATTTATCATCAAAAGTATATTCAGGCGATATTGTTTCGCTATCTAATAATTATAGTCAAAATTCTAAATATAATTCAGCTAGTGCTATTTGTAATTATTTTATAAATAATTTATCTTGGGGTATTACGAGCTGGAATATTCCTGCTGGTGCAATATCTGGAGAAGAGATGTCGCCGTTAGATATCGTCAAAAGAATAACTTCAGCTATTGGTGCTTCGATTATTTGTGATCCAAGCGGAAACCTCGCCGTTAGATATAAAAGATCAAATTATTCTATTACCCTTTCAGTCGATAGAGAGATTGAAGCTATAAGTATAACTAAAAATATCAGGCCAACAAAATATAGCAGTATTAAAGTTACTCGAGAGGTCCCTGTTAATGATAATAAAATAAATATAATAACTAGAACATCTATTAATAGCAGTGATAATGAAGCTTATAAACCAGCAGTAAATCTTCATTTAGATACTCGTGAAAATGGATTAAATTCTTCAGTTGAGAATTCCTTTGAATATGGAGATAGCGCATACTTTCTTCTAGAATGGGAAAATTGTAGTGTAGATTATTATTGTGATTTCGGCGATATATCCAGTCAAGGGTATACTACTTGGCAAACTACAGAATATATTCAAATTAACGATTATAAAGGTCAGCTATCTTATATTTGTGAAAATATTATTGATATTTCAACAGGTTCAGGCAGCTCTAGTTTTAATTATAATTTAATAAATGGAAATAAAGGAATTTCAGTAGATTTTCAATATGGATTTATTAAAATAAGTTATAATGTACGCTCTTTAGTTTTAAAATGGTCTTGTCCTATTCCTTCAGGTATTCAAGACTCGATTAAATGTTATATTTATGCGATTGGACGAGCTACGTTACCGAAAGATATCGATAGTAATGAAGATTTGACAGAATTTATGAATATTGGTGAGCAAGGCGCTAGGACTCTTAATGTAGTTGATAATCTGTTAACGACAAATAATGTTATTAACGCTAGATTTGAACAAGAGAAATTAGATTACGAGAATACGCAGATTATAAATTTAACGTGCACTTATTTACCAAATGTTGCTATTTCAACGAAGATATCCTTCGATTATGAAGGTAAATTATTTACTGGTTACGTACGCTCTATTAGGCATACTATCGATTATACAAAGGTATTAACGCATTTGGAGTTGTTTACATGAGATTAGTAGAAAAGATAAAATCTTTATTTAAAGAAGAAACTAAAGATCCTCAAAATTCAAGATTATTTGGTTTTGTTACTCCATCTATTAAAACAGATCAAACTACGCTAATGGACCGCTATGAATCGCTATTAGATGATTCACAGGTGACTTCTACCTTTCAACAGCGAAGATTAGCTCTAACTATGACTAATACTATTATTAAACCAACTAATAATGATGAAAAATCTGCAGATTTAGTAAAAAAAATAATAGACAAATTAGAATTCGATTCAATTATCGATAAGATGTCTTACGCTATATTCTTCGGTTATTCAATAGGCGAATTAATGTTCGAAGTTGAAGATAATATGATCTTATTATCAGATATTAAAGTGAGAAGGCCTAGGCGTTTTGCTTTCGATATTGATGATTATTTGTATTTACGTGGTGTTAATAATGATTCTAAAGTTAAATTAGATAAATCTAAATTTTGGATTTTGAAATATGGCGGATTTTCAAATGATGAAGTTTATGGTCGAGGTCTCGCGCAAACACTGCAATATCCAGTATTATTAAAAAGACAAGCGCTCGATGCATGGCATACTTTTTTGCAGAAATACTCGATCCCGCCGTTAATAGGATATCTTCCACCTGGTTCAGATACAGACGTTTATAATAAATTATTAGAAATAGTAACTAATTTTCAATCAGCCAATGGATTAGTATTACCAGATAATTTACGAGTAGAAATGCTCGAGCCAAGCAGAAATGGTAGTCCTAATTTCGAATCTTTCATAAATATTTGTGATCAATCTATTTCAAAAATAGTATTATCTCAGACAATGACAACAGATAATGGCAGTTCTCAATCTCAAGCAACAGTGCATCAAAATGTTAAAGATGAAATAGTCAAAGCCGATAGTAAAATTATAGCGAATAGTTTTAAAAAACAAGTATTAGATAAAATAGTATATTTGAATTATCCTGATGGTAGTGCACCAATTATCGAATTTGAGAGTGTTGATAATGAAAGCTTATTAAATCGCTCTATTAGAGATAAGAATATTTCAGAAGCATTTAATGTTAGTTTATCTATAGAAGATATAAATAGGATATATGGTGGATTTTGGAATGTTAACAATTCAATTTAATAGAATTAGGATAAATTTGCCCGCGCTAGATATGAAAAGTGCAGGTGAAAAGTTATTAAGTAATATTAAGTATAGATTTAATAACGGAATATCAGCAAATGGAATAAGATATGTTAATAGAAAGAAATCTGGAAAAGTGCTATTTGATACTAGCCGATTATATAATTCATTTAAATTACAATACACGCTAAATTCAGCTATTATATCTAATGTCGCACCTTATGCGCGCTATGTTGTTAATAAGATGAATTTTATGAGTTATAATAATCAAGATATTTCAGATATTAAGAATATTATTATTAGGTAAAAAATGGGAGTACCTATCATAGTACTCCCGATAATAATTACGACAAATCATCTATATAAGCAAATTCACCATGTACCTCTTTACGTAATTTATTAGCAATAATACGAGCTTCTAATAGAGTTTTAGCGTATTTAGTATATTTTTTTCTATCTTTACAAACTTGAATTTGATAATTTCCATTAAAATGCCAGATATTCTTATAGCCGATATTATTATAATTAGATGCAGCTTTATTACAGCAATTCTGTGAGCGAGTACAACTTCTTAAATTTTCAATGCGATTATTAATTCTATTATTATCGATGTGGTCTATGAATTCAGGTAGGTAATTATTGAAGTATAGGAATATAATGCGGTGTAAAAGATGTTTCTTACCTTTAATATAGCATTTGTAATAGCCATTACTACTATCGTAAGAGCCTATTAACTCTTTACCTTGCCAATATAACGAGCCATCTTTATAGCTATAATTTTTGTGTAAATATTGATATAATTCTTCCATTTTTCTGTTCTTTCTTTTCTTATTTAACAAGATATAGAGGGTATGCTATTTAAGATACTATAATTAAATCTATAAATATTCACACTCTCATCATAATTTATTTTTTCGATATTAACTAAATTAAGAAACCCAGTTACATTATTAAAGGTTTTTT